CATCAGCGATCTTATGGCAATTATAGTCGTATGCCAAAGCAACTCAAGACCAACGCCTCCGTCTGGACGAAGGTCTTCCGCCGGCTGGTCCAGCAGCTCGAGAACGACCCCGACGTGAAGCGCGTCGTGGGCCTACAGAACCTCCGCAGTTGGAAGGGCTCCCCCGGCGACAAGGCGCCGTTCGAGCCGGCCCAGAACGCCCCCGTCGTGCGCCTGACGCCGAACCCGGCCGGCGTCGATTGGTACAGTCCCGACGCGATGGTGGGCACGCTGGCCGTGCTGGTGGAGATGGCCGTGCCGAGTCTCTGCGTCGATGACGTGGCGGACCTGTGGGACGTGCTCGTGCACGCGCTCTTGCCGGGCGGCCCGAGTGTCGGCGGCGGGACATGCTTCGCCCTCGACCTGGTCACGCTCGGGGCGGAAACCGGCGAGATCGTCTTTTCTGACCCGGCGTTCGACGCCAGGCCCGCCGAGGAGCCGGAGGGCATTTTCTTCGCCCTGGGCAAGCTCCACATGCGATTGCTGCGCACTTATATCTCCTGACCTAACCCGGAGTCCCATGAATGTCCAACCAAGCCCGTGAGTTCCTCTGGATCGTCCAGGAGAGTGCGCTGAACACTCCTGTAGGATCCCCCGTCGTCTACCCGACGTCCAGCTTCAACAGCGGCTACGTCCGCCTGATCGACGGCAACAGCTTCAGCATGTACGCCAAGCCGGTCATCGAGGAGATCCCTTACGGCGGCGGCTATGCCGTCACCGCCGAGGCCGTGAGCGACCACTACGAGTGCAAGGGCCAGCTCAAGACCAAGCTCTACCCGGGCATTGCCCCCTTCCTGCTCGGGTGGGCGTTCACGCGCAACGACGGCACGAACCCCTGGATCACCAGCGAGCCGATCGGCGACCTGGCGAGTTGCAGCGTGTATCACGCCGTGCGCCGCTCCGACGGCACGTACCGCCGCAAGGTGTTCAGCGGCTGCAAGGTGGCGGGCGCCCGCATCGAGGTCTCGCGGCAGAGCACGACGGCGATGCTCACACTCGATCTCCAGGCGTGCAAGTCGGCCGGCAACGCGATGGATTCGACCTCGGACCCGAATTCGTCCGTCTTCCCGGCCCCGACCGAGGCCGAGTACCCCACGGCCCCGTACACGTTCAAGATGACCGCCGGGGGGCTGACGATCGCCAGTGGCCGCACGGAGTACGAGGACCTGGCGATCGCGGTGCAGAACGCGCTGGACGGCCGGTGGTTCGAGCAGAGTTACCTCCAGGTCAATCAGTTCTGCGGGCGCGCCAGCACGCTCGATACGACCCTGTACCTCAAGGCATCGCCGGACGACCGCTCGACGTTCGAGGCGATCACGACACAGTCGGTCAGTATCGTCTTCACCAACGGCGTGACGGGCCAGAACCTCACGATCCAGTTCAACGGGCAGAACACGATCACCGATCTGCCGTACGACCTCCCCTTGAACCAGGCGTTCATGCAGAAATTGAGCCTGAAGAACCGGTTCGACGCGACGGCGGGTCAGGACCTGAGTATCAGCTTCGCGTGAGGCTCGGTCATGGCGCACGATCCCAATAGCTTCGACGTCCGCGGGATCGAGCCCAAGGATGTGCGTTTCACCCGCGCCCCGCGGGAAGTGCATCGAGCCTTCTGGCGCTATGTCACCGAGGTAGCGCTGGAGGTCAAGGATCGCTCGCTTGCGGCGGGCCTCGACAAGGACGGCAAGCCCCTGCACCCGATCGCGGCATCGACCCGGGCGAAGGGGTTCAACCGCAGCTATACCCGCCTGGGCGACCCGGACGCACCGCCGCTGACACCGGCCTATGGGCTGTCGCGCACGCGGGCGCTCTTGCGCGGCCGGGCGTATGACGATCAGGCCGAGCTCTACTGGGCGTTCGACCGGTTCACCCGGCGGCCCTGGGGCGAGATCCTCGCGTATCACCGCCAGGGCGGTCCGATCCTGCGCCACGGCGTGATCGTGGGCACGCTCCCCGTGCGCGACGTGATCGGCTTCTCGGCCAGGGACCTGGCCGGGATCGCGCGGCGCGGGCAGGAATGGTGGCACCACTTCCAGACCGGGGAAATCCTGGCGTATCAGGTGAAGCGCCGCGGCCGGGAGATGCCGAAGACGGGCGCGATCCCACCGCCGCCGAAGTTCCCGCTCGAGGGCAGGACGGACATCGAGCATTACACCGTCGGGATCGGTGCGGAGATGGAGCGGACCAAGCGGGCGATTGCCGAGGGGTATCACTCGGGATTCACCCGCCGCACGCCGGGGATGCCGACGATCACGCGCGGCAATAAGCCGCCTCCGCTTCCGAAGCCGAAGCCAGCGGCCGCGCAGCCTGCCGTAATCGACCTTGCGACCTTCGCGGCGCAAGCAAAGGCCGCGGCACGGACGCTCGGCAAGGAAGGCCGGTTCGGCGAGAACAAGGTATTCATCTCACACGCCTACCGCGCTTACGCGGCGCGGTACGGTGCGATGACGCTTGAGGAGTTCAAGCGACGGCTCGGGCTCGCGAGACAATCCCGGCTCATCGACCTGTCCCGTGCGGACCTGGTGGAGGCGATGGATGCGCTGGACGTCAAGATGAGCACGACGTTCCATCCCAGCGGCGGCGGTGATTTCCAGTTCATAAGGATCGATTGATATGGCTAAGCTCTCAACCCCCGGCGTTCAGCGGCTGGTGTGGAACCATCGCGCGCTGGCGGGCGCCGACCCGCGCCCACTCCTCTGGAAATGGGCGACGATCATCGAGGAGGACAACCGCCGCGGCGTCCTGGCCGGCACGGACAAGGACGGCAAGCCCATGCAGGCGGTGACCTACCGGCCGAAGCTCCCCAAGGGCCGCAAGCGGGCGAGGCCCTGGACCGCGGCGCAGCAGGCGGCACACCTGGCCGGCAAGACCGAGCCAGGCGGCAACAACCTGTCGTCGGCACAGTACCGCCGCCTGGGCGGCCCGCCCCTGGCGCCGCGCGGGCCCGGCTCCCGGGTGATCACCAATCTCCAGACGGCGATCGGCTGGGATACCGCGGCCGGGACCGGCTTCGCCGAAGGCCGCTGGGCGGACGTCGAGTCGCGCAAGGGCGTCCCGTTCCTGATGGCGCACTTCACCGGGGCGCAATGCGGCAAAGGGCACAAGGTCAAGCTCCCCGTGCGCGACCTCCGGGGCGTACGGCCCTTGGGGCAGCGGCGGGCGTTCCGGGCCTTGCAGGAGTGGGGTAGAGAGCTCGTGAAGAGGTTATTTCCGTAAATGGCTGACGACGCAAAAATCCGACTGGAGCTCGAACTCCTGGGCCAGGAGGGTATCGACCGGCTCAAGGAGCAGCTTGAGGCGCTGAACGCCGATGCCGGCGAGCTGGCAGCCGCGCTGGGCCGGGGGGAGATCTCCGCGGCCGAGTTCGATGCGGAGATGAAGCGCATCGCCGTCTCCACGAAGAACCTGGAGCAGGCGGTCCGCGCGCTGGAGAGGGCGCAGCGCGAGCAGGCCGAGACGGCGGTCAGTGCAGCCGAGACCACGGCTTCAGCCGGCCGTACCGTTGCCGGCGCGGCGACGGCCGCGGCGGCGGGCCAGGTCGCCGAGGGCGCCGCGAAGACCGCCCAGAAACTCCGCGATGTTGACGCGGCGGCGCGCACATCAACCCGCGGCATGCGGGACTGGGGCGGTGCGGCACTGGAAGTATCGCGCGCCGTCGAAGACCTCCAATACGGCATTGCCGGCGGTATCAACCAGATCCCTAGCCTCGTGATGCGGCTCGGCGGGAGCTGGGGCCTGACGGCGGCCCTGTCACTGGCAGCCGTCGGCGCCTACCAGTTATATAAACACTGGGGCGATCTGACATCGCTGTTCGAGGAGAAACAGCCCTTCCCGAAGGCGGCCGGCGACCTGGCCGGACTGAACGAGCAGCTCGATAGCACCAAGGACAAGCTCAAGGAGCTGGAGAAACTCGGTTCGCTCACGGCGCCCCAGGTGGCGCAGGTCGAACAGCTCCGGGAGAACGCGCGCGATCTTGAGGCACAGATCGAGAACGCGCGCGAAATCGAGCAACTCAGCAAGCAGAAAACAGCGATGGAACGCGAGGTCGCCGACACCTTCAAGAAGGCACTCGGGGAATCGGGCCAGACGTACGAGGATGTGGCAAGCGGTAGGTTTGTCGCCAATCGCCGCGAGATGATCTCCAAGGGATATGACACGGTACGGGGGCTTGTGGAGTCCATCCTCAAGGGCGACCAGCAAGCCTATGACCTCCTGGTCAAGGGACTCGACAAGGATTGAATGGGGCACGAGAGCAAGCTCCTGCAATTGCTCCGCCGCCGCAACCCCGCGGGGAAGTGGAAGCGGGAACTGGAAGAGTTCGAGGATGAACTGAAGGACGAGGCGAAAGAAGAGGCAAAGGAGCTGACCAAGCAGGGCCGCGAGCTCGAATCGGAGATGTTCAAGGGCCTGGCGGACGAGGCGCGCCGGGGCATCGCCGAGGGAGGGATCGGCCAGAAGCTCCGCGACATCCTCATCCGCACCCGGGCGGAGGGCTCCAAGGGTGCGAAAGAGCTGACCTACCTGAGCCAGCGCATCGCCGACGAGATCGGCCGGCTCTATCCAGCGCTGGTGAAGTTCCCCGAGCTGGCGAAGTCTGTCGCGGAAGAGCTGGCGCGACAGATCCGGCTCTCGGTCGATGACGCCGTGGCCAAGATGCAAGAGGAAGAGGGGCTGACGAAGCGCCAGGCACTTCGGCGGCTCAACCAGCAGCGGGCGCAGAAGGCCCAGGAGAAAGGCGAGGCGCTGGCGGCCGACGAATTCAAGCAGTTTGCCGCGCGCGTGGCGGCCATGCAGCGGCGATTCCAGCCGGGTCTCCCCCCCGCCACGCCGGAAGCGATCGCCGATCGCGCCAAGCAGATTCAGGACGCGCTCAAGGAAGCCGGAGCGGGACCGAAGCAGCAAATCCAGATCGGACAGCTACTGAACAACCCGCAGGCCGCGGGTCTCGTCCCCGGCGCCCTGGAGGCAATGCAGCGGCGCGGCTTCGGCGAGGCCGAAGCGATGCGGATGCTGCCCGATTTCTTCCGCGTACTCAAGGGCGGCCAGGCTGGGTTCGAGCACGCAGCCGATCGTATGGTCGTCGCCGCGGAGCGTGCCGAGCGCGCGGCCGCACAGCGGGCGTTCGTTGAAGCCGGGAAAGTGCCGCGGCGGCGGCCGGCAGAGCGAGAGATCCGGCAGCCAGCGCCCCCACCGCCGAAACCTGATCCTCGTCAGGCGAAGCCCCAGGAAGGCTTTCGGAACGTCCCACCCGGGGAAGCCGGCGGCCCGGACGTCGCCGACCTCGCCGAGCCGATCGCCGGCACGCAGGACGCCATGGCGCAGACCCAGGCAGCCACCGCGAAGAACCAGGCGATCATCGCCCGGCTCAACGCACGGGTGCGGATCCTGGAACAGCGCGCCCGCGGCCTTGTGAGCCGCGCTGTCGAGTCCGGTCCCTCCGCCCAGAACGCCGGGAGTAGCGTCGCATGAGCGCAGTCCTCGTCATCAACGGCACCACCATCGATCGGGTAGCCACCCGCACGACGCTCCTCAGCGTGCGCCCCTACGCCAAGGACGGCTATCCCATTCTCACGTTCGCGCGCAGTATCGGCGCCTTGACCTCCGGCCCCGATCCCTGGGACGGCAAGTCCGTCACGCTGACCCAGGACGGGACGCTGATCTTCACCGGCGACACCGGCAGCCACCTCACGCACTATGACGATCACCTGGGCTGGGTGCGCGAGTGGACGTGCTACGGCCTGGCGAAGCGGGCCGAGTACATCCCCGTGACGGACTCCAACACGCTCACGGACACGGCCCGGTTCAACATCGCTGGCGACGACCCCGATTTCATCGCGTCCCGGGCGGGGCGCACGGTGGGGCAGATCGTGGCCGATGTGCTGGAGATGGCGCAGAATAAGACGGCACTCAGCGGCGTGGGCGTCGGGAACTATTCGAGCGCGGGGACCGGGGCGGCAGCAACATGCACCATAAGCGGCGGGGCGGTTCAATCGACCTTCACTGTGACTGCCGGGGGTTCCGGGTACACCGTAGCGCCTACGGTACTCTTATCGGGTGGTGGCGGCTCCGGTGCGACGGCAACAGCCGCAGTCAGTGGTGGCGCCGTGACTGGCCTCACATTAACTTCCGGCGGAAGCGGCTACACATCGCCCCCGATCGTGATCCTCTCGACGCTGCCCCCGGTCACCCTGACGGATCTTGACGGCCTAGCCATCATCCCCCCGTTCGAGGTTGACGTCCAGGGTGAGCGGATCCTCCAGGCGCTGGAGGGCACGGTCCAGGCCTGCCACCCGAACCACTTCGTGCAGGTCGATCCCCAGGGCAACATCCGGTTCCTCGACCCGCGCACGTTCGCGGCGGACGTGACCCTGACGATGGACGGCACCGACCCACGCGTGGGGCGGCCGTCGGTCACCTGCGATTGGTCGAGTTGTTACAGCCGCTGTGAGGTAAGAGGGCATGACCTGGTCGTCCCCGTCACGCTCCGCTTGCAGCCGTGGTCCGGCTCGATGGATGCCGGCGGCGGCCTGGCCGAGGACTTCGCACACGACGGGCTGACGAACGCCCAGGCCAAGGCCCAGTGGCGATCGACCGACTTCACCACGCCGGCGCAATCCCAGGGCACAGCAACGGCCTCGGCCACCGTCAGCGGCGGCGTGATCACCGCGATTACCGTCCTGCTGTCCGGCTACAATTACACGTCGGCTCCCACGGTGCAGATCACCGACGCGACGGGCACCGGCGCGACGGCAACGGCCAGTATCAGCGGCGGCTCGGTCAGCTCCATCGCGGTCACCGCGGGGGGCAGCGGCTACAGCTCGACGCCGGCCGTCACCCTGACCGGCCCGACGGTCGGCCAGTCGGACATCGGCACGTGCACCATGCCGAGCACAACGCAGGTGACTGTCACCTCGGCCAACGCCAAGGCCAACTGGGTGGCCGATTACTGGGACTACTCGCCCACGGGGCACCAGGGAATCATCGTCCTGAGGCAGGACGCGGTCTCGGCCTACACGCAGTATTTCACCGCTCGCATTATTGCGAACACGTCGCTGTCGGCCGGGGGCACCAGCACGCTCACGCTCGATCAGCCGACCCCGGCGACGTCCTACACGTCGTACGAGATCTACGGCACGGCCGGCGGGGCGAGCTACGTCTATCGCCGCTACAAGGTCACCAACACGCAGATCGCCGCGCAGATCGCCAATTACTTCCCGTACCCGGTCGCGTTCCGCAACAGCGACGGCACGGCGGCGACCTTGACGTCGAACGCCGCGGGGACGGTGTTCTACAGCAGCTCCGGAAGCGCGCCCTACCAGCAGAGCTACATCGGCGTGGCGGTTGACCCCGAGAGCGGCACGGTCTTGACGGCCCGGCCGACGGCGCTGGTCTTCTCGCCGGATGGCGTGACGCCCACGCCGGTCAATGACTTCCAGGCGTTCGTCCCGGTGCATACCGGCGCGCTATCGACCGTCTGGCCCAGCTCGGGATACGCGGGTACCTCGTACACGGCGCTGGGGCTCCAGCGGACCAAGGTGATATCCTGCAACGACTGGCGCGACACGTCGAACATCGCGAACATGACGACCTTCGCGAGCGAGTTCCTCGACAGCGTCAAGGACGTCGTCTATGAGGGCTCGATGCCCTACTTCGGGCTGCTCTCAAGCGTACTCACGATCGGGCACAAGCTCAGTATCGCGGGCAGCGGGTACAGTACCGGGTGGGAGTCCCTGGGGCTGCCGGTGATCGCCGTCGACCTGGAGTACCGGGAGCGCCAGGGGGGGACGTCGTACATGACGACGCTCACATTCTCGAACCGGCGGGCGCCGTTTTCCGGGGCGGCGCTCCAGCGGCCAGTAATGGTCGGGCAGCCGTTCGGACTGATGGAAAGCTCGTCGGATCCAAGCGTCGTCGGCGAGTCCCACTCGGGGGATCAGTCGCATAACGTTTACATGTATTAACGAACGGGAGATGTCCGGTGGTGTCCCAAGGCTGATTCATCCTTACTGGGGCTCTGGAAAGGAAAACACAGTGGCTCCCGACCTCGCATGCGGGACAATCGAGGTTGCCACATCAGCCGATCGCCGCCCCGCGGAGGGAGCCACTGTGTCCACTCAGTCTATCCTCGGATGGGTCGCCTGCGTCACCTCGAATCTCATGTCAAGCCAGTTCTACACTCTGGCCGTGCTGGTGACCGCCGCGATCCGCACCGAGCGGCCCAACCTCGCCACCATCGGCCGCCGGATGGCCGGACCGGCCACCGCTAAGTGACTGTCCCATAAGGGGCATCAAGCTGCCACAGGTCTTGGATAACGGAACTCGGCGTCCCCATCCGAGGGTTCAAGGCGATGGAGCATCAACTGGATCATCGCCAGCTTGATGAACGACTCCGACGACAGGACGCTCTTCTCCCGGTCCTTGGTCAACAGACGACAACGGCCCAGTCAGGCGAACGTCCGCTCCACCGCCCACCGGATCGGCAACTTCACCCACCCCCGCTTGCCCGAGGGGCGGCGGACGATCTCCAGGTCCCACTTCGCATGCTCGGCGACCCATTCGTAGAGCTTGAAGTTGTGATACATCGAGTCGGCGTACATCCGCACGACCTTGCCCATCGGCTGGCCCTCGAGCCGTGCGAACAGCGCCGGGGCCGCCGCCGCATCATCGACGGAAGCGGCCGTCACCAGCACGGCCAGGAGCAACCCCATGCTATCGACGACGATATGACGCTTCCGCCCGTCGACGTTCTTAGCGTTGTCCCGCCCGCGCTGCTCGCCTCCGGAGGTCGTGTCGATCGACTAGCTGTCGACGCTCGCCGAGGTGCGGGGATGGTACGGCTTCTCCCTCGTTCGGACCTTGCGGCGGAAGAGGTCGTGAATCGTGTCGAGAGTGCCGTCGGACCGCCAGCGGTCGAAGTAGCGCCAGACGGTGCTCTTGGGAAGCAAGTCGCCGGGCAGGTAGCGCCACTGGCAGCCGGTGCGGAGGATGTAGAAGATGGCGTCGAGGACGTCCCGCATCTGGGTCTTGCGAGGCCGCCCGCCGCCGGGTTCGGGCGGGATGTGCGGCTCGATCAAGTTCCACTGGGCATCGGTAACGTCGCTGGGGTAGTGGTGCGTTCTCATCCCACTTCTACGATGCTCAGCCCCCTAATGTTCCCCTTTAAACGAGTCTATAGCAAGGTTACCGGGCGGAATCGGTGAACAAAGCGCTCGTAGCGTGCGTATCACCTGGTAGACCTCTACCAGGAGACACAACGTGCCAGGACCCGGAGAATACCGACCCGATCCCACCGTGGGCATCGGCTGCGTCGAGGATTTGCCCAAACCCAAGATACGCTGTCTCAACCGCAACTACCGCCGGCGCCCTTGTCCGCGATGTGGCCATAGCGCCTATCGCGATCGCCGGGCGCGACGCGTCCTCCACGATCTCGGCGATACCCTCACAGGACGCCCCTGCGACCGCATCGTGCTCTACTCGCAGCACTACTGCACCCGCTGCCGCAAATACTTCAACGCCGACATGTCCGCTCTCGCTGCTCCCGGCAGTCATTACACCCGGCGCGTCATCGACACCGCCGTCCGCTTGGTCATCGAGGACGGTCTACCATATCGCACCGCCAGTTGGAGCCTCTGGCGCGATCACCGCGTGTTCGTCCCCTACGCCACGATCCAGAACTGGGTCGAGGACGGGGGGGAAAAAGGCGAAGCGCCGAATCCACGCCGACTACCTCGACTGGGCCCTGAGCGACTTCTCGGGCTTCATCGCCGCCGACGAGCTGTATGACGGCCCCTTCTGCATCCTCTCGATCGTCGATAACCGCACCTTCAAGCGGCTGTC